GGCGCCAGACGTAGCCACATCAGCAAGCGTTGTTGGTGTTGCCACCCCGCTTGAGTTACCAATCCACGCCTGACCATCTGGGATGTTTGGAACGTCGTTAGAACGGCCAATAGCCATAACGACAATCTCCCCGTTGTTCTGATTGGACCTGCCGACCTTACCCACATTCTGAATAAGATTCGTGCCAGTAGGTTTGGTGTTTGTAAGTCCACCTCCAGAAGCGACGTAAAGCACGTCACCTACGCTGAACGAGTCAGTGTCGACGTCTTTCAGGCTTCCAATGCAAGCCACATCACCCTCATTGTTTTGAGAGTAGTCCTGGGTTGCAAGGCCGATTGATGGCATCTTGCTAGAGTCAGAGGCGTCCGCTTTAGAAACGATGATAGGGCCGTTTGACCCGTGAAATCCACTCACGTAGACTGGATCACCCTCAGAAACATCTTCACTAAATCGAGCTGCAATAAAGACTCTATCTGCAAAGGCCCACTCAGTGGTGTCGCCGTTGCCCTTTCTGACGACTTGATACTCGTCACCACCAGATGGGACACCAGCTCCGTCGCTACCAGCTGGACCCTGTGGCCCCTCAGGTCCAGCCGCTCCAGGCTGACCCGTTGTGTAGTTCGGGTTGACGCTGATCACACTCACCTCAGGTGCTGTGACCTTGATGGCGGGTATGGTTTCTACAGATACCTTAATTGGGTCTGAACCGCTTGTTACAACCTTAACTGACATTATGCAACGCCTGGGTTGGTGATGTCTTCATTCACTTTGAAGGTGCCGTAAAGATGCGTCTTTACCGTACCTCCACCGACTCCAGCAGTGTCGCTGTCAGACTGAATGTCATAAACATAGAGTCCAGAGGGAATACCAGCCATAGTTGTAGATGAAATCTCAACAGTTAGCAGGGCGTTAGTTTCTCCGTCAGAGTTGTTAGCGATGGTAAATCCAGTACCGCTAGACTTATCACCCTCTACAGTAATTGTTGCGTCAGCTGTGTCGCTTGTTGCGACCTGCATCTTCCAATCAGACTCATCTTGATCGCTGAGTGTGCTTCCAAAATCAAGGTCCAACTTAAATGAGTCGCCCTTTCTGCACACAATATCCAGCCGTACAGCTGTATCTAGATTAACTGTTGCCATTTCTGATGATTTCGTTTACGATTTCTTCAGGTGTCTTCTCTTTCATTGACGACTCACTGGTCGGCTCCTGGAGCTCACCACGCTCTCCTTTTCTCTGAGAGATAAGCTTACTCTGCTCAGCAGACTGCTTCTTCACTCTCTCGTCCTTACGGTCCTCTTTGAGGATCTCAATCTTCTCTTTGAACTCCTTCTCAGTAGCGGTGCGACCGAGGGTAGCCTGAGCCCTAATAAGCTCGATCTCCTTGGTCATCTCGTGCCTCATCTGCTCCATCTGCATTTCAAGCTGAGCTTTCATCTGCATCTTCTGAGCGTCGATCTGAGCCTGCATCTGCACCTCCTGCTGCTTCATCTGAGCAGCTGCCATGGCTGACTGCTGCTGAATCTGAGCCTGCATCTGAGAGTTCTGCTGGGCCATTTGCTGATTGCTGGCGATACGCTTCTTGCGGCGGATCACCAACAATCTCTCTGCCTGGTTGATGTCCTTGAGCTGGCGGATGGCGATGGCATCTTCAATGTCGAGCTCCTTCTGAGCGAGCGAGACTTGAATGTTCTGCTCCAAGTACTGCTTTTCCAGATCCTCCATCTCTTTGACCACTTGCACACCGAAGTTGTACATAGCCAGGTTTTTGAAGCTGTTCAGCATTGCGATATTCTCGGTGCCAATCGCGTTCTCGTATGCCTTGTACAAGATGCTTTCGTGCGGGATGACCTGCAGGCACTTGACGATGTCCTTGCACACCTTCTTGAACAGCACCATGGCTGAGTTGGTAATGTCGTAGATCGCGTTGTTACCAGCTGCGATAGCTTGCTGACGCACACCTACGAGCTGCTCACCTTTCGGTGTGGTGCCATCCATCATCTCGTTGATGCCCGTGGCGTCACGGATCATGCGGAGGTAGTGGTTGTACAGAGCGATGAACTCGTTGATGTTACGCACGGAGTTCCCGATCTCGCGGATAGGCGGGTTCTGGAATCCTCCTTCTGGGTTCTTGCTTCTGTAATAGAATACACCAGTCTGCTCGTAGATGTCGTGCAGCTCAAGAGGCTGGAGCTCACCGCCCTTGCCGAGCTGTACGTTCTCCAATCCCTCGATGTCGATGATGATGCCGTCAGGCTTAGCCTTGGCCACTGACTGCTGGATCTTGAGGTGAGTGAGCTGGAGCTGGTCAGCAAAACCAATGCAGCTATCCACCATAGACTTTGGCATCATCTCCTCAAGGTTGGTAGCCACGACAGAGTAAGACAAGTCCACTCTGCTCAGGTCGTGCATGTTCTTAGGGACGTTGGTCTTCTGACCGTAGTTAAACAGCTTGTCAGTCCCCATGACGTACATACCGCCATACACCACTTCGTTCTCCAGCTTAGACACTTTCTTCTCGTACACGGACTCTGATGGACCTTTGTAGCTATCGCCCTTGAAGTAGAATCCCGTGTTTCCGTACTTGCTATCCTTCTCTTCGAAGTACATGCAGTCGACAGTCTTGAACTCGAAGTCCAGGATGTCTACCATGTACTCGTCATACCCGTATCTGTACTGATCGCTCTTGGCGTCGTAAGAGGACTTGTTGATGTTGGAGATGTCGTAGTTGCGCTTAGACGCAGACTTCTTCGCAATGTCTTTGTAGTCGTCCTCAGTAAACTGATCGCCAGCCAATCGCTTGAGCTCGCTGATGGTGATGCTCTTTACGTGACCAGCATACACCATGTCTCCGAAGTTGGGGTCGTCGGTGTAACTGTGAATGAAAGAAGCGGGGTCGATGTAGTCAACCTTGATGCCGTAGTTCGGGTCGTTGCTTCTCTTGGAGACGGCCATGCCCAAGACGGCCAAGTCGTTCACACAGCGTCTGTATGTGGAGTCACTGAAGTCGTTCCACTTCAGCGTCATGTTGGTGCCGATCTGTGCGGCAATCTCAGAAGACGACTTGATGTTGTTACCCATGAAGATCTCAGCCTCTTCGAGAGTCTCTGGGATGTTCTGCATGTCAGCCACCTGCACGCCGCTGGCCTGCTCCATCTTCTTGATCTGCTCTTTGTTCCTGATGAGCGCCTCAACCTTTCGTCTCTCCATGTCCTTCTCGCTGGAAGACAGAGGGTCGACAGCTTCAAGGTTGGGGTACGGCTCAGACGAGAGGATCTTGTTGACCACGATCCTCACGAACTTAGGAAGGATGGGCACTGGGGTGAAGTCCAGGTTCAAGAAGCTACCGTCCCCGTTGTTCGGGTCCAGGCTTGTAAGCAACTGCCTGTAGATGGTTGTGTCCTGAGTACCCTGGGCGTACTTTCTGTTTCTGTCAAAGAGTCTGGACCTCCGCTTCATGAGGGAGTTGTCCTGAGCTGTTGAACCCCACTGCTTGGCAATCGCCTTGGCATAGCTAAGCCCATACGCAAGACCTTCTTTGATCTGCTTGGACGCTAACGGATCGGGGAACCCAGCACTCGTTTTGTTCTGGTTGGCGTACATCACCGCAAATATACTAAACTTAGCGGTGGTACTCTTTTATCTTGTTTTTCCTAAAGAACTCTTTGTCAGAGAAGGTAGCTCTCTCCACCTCTTTCTTTACTTTCTGTGCAGCAAGAAGAGCCAGACCTGCACTAATTGTCAAGTCAAACTTGGTTCTGTTGGTAATTTTATAGCCGATCCAGTCCTCCAAAGTCCTGTTGAAGTACATGTTCCCCATCTCTCCTGACTCAGCGTTTTCGCCCACGTGATCGTGGATGTATGCCTCGATCGCCTGGGCGTGTGACTGAATAACATCCTGAGAGTTAGACGGGATACCCTTGGTCTTGGTTGACGTAGAGCCAGCCTTGAGGAACTCGGGTCTGTCGAGCAAGTAGTTGTCATACCCTCTTGACTCAAAGTACCTCACAATACCGTATTTGTTGTTCTCAACCAACAGCGGGTAGCCGTAGTAGAACGCAGCCATGAGCACGTCCTCGTAGAAGATGTTGGCCAGATCTGGGCGGGACGCATACTCCACAACGAACATGTTGGCTGGTGCCTGCATATTGAACTTGTTGTACAGATGCAGAGCACCTTTAGAGCCTCTGCCATCTACCGTCTGGTCCAGGTCGTAGGAGTCAACCCCACCGACACCGACGTGAGCATTGCCAGGCTTCTTCTTACCTCTGTCCTCGACAACTTTGTTTCTGTCGGACGGTTCAGGCTGCCAGGAGACCCTGAACCTCCCGTTGGGATCTGGAGAGAAGATAACCTCTTTGTCCTTCTCCTTCCACATGAAGTTGCCCCTGACCACGGGGTTGGGGTACAAGTCGTTGTTGTGGTCGATCTGCTGATAGATCTTACCTACATTGAACAGACTCCCCTCGATGCTGTCCCTGAACGCCTCTTCTTCAGTGAAGGGGAACTGCCTGACAACCTCGTTCAGCTCTGATGGGTCGCTCTTTAGGCTTTCCCTCTCATTCTTGAGATACGTCTTGGCCCCAATGTCGATGTCTTCATCGTCGATACCAGGCACGGTACCCTGCGGATCGTCAATGACGGGGTTGCCATACCGATCGAAAAAGCCTTCAAGGGCTTCGAAAGCTGGAATAAAAAGGCGATAGAGGCCGCTTTTAGTCCTACCGTTTGCATTGCGTTCATTTGGATTAGAATCTTCCCATAGGTTTTTGTACTCTTCCCCACCTTTGTCCATGGGGTTCACAGTACTCCCTACAAGAGCCTTGCCAACCACTCTTTTACCGACAATAAGGCAGGTTCTCTCGATTCTCCATGCCTCACGTATGTCAACGGGCTTCTCCCACTTGCCAGCCTCATCGAGGTACAGCATGTGCAGCTTCTCACCGTCATAAGCGTTGTTGGTGGTGTTCTTCCAGTTGATGATGGTGTTCAAGGCGTCGCCCTTCAACGACGTCTTGTTGTTCTTTGTGATGCGCTTAGATGGCTCACGGAATGCAAGCTCCATACGAGGGTTCGTAGTACCGTCTTGGATGGGCTTGAAGAAGAATGGGTACGACCGAAAGATCGGTACCACTTTCTTCATGAAGATGTTCTCTTGAGAATCTTTACCAGTCTTCGACTGAATGCCAAGAAGCTTGTCTTTAACCTGCGAAGCTTCGTCAACAAGAACAGAAGCACAGATATTAGTGTAGCCAGAACGGCGACACTTAGTATAAAGCTGACCGATACAACGGGGATCAGCTTCGCACGCAGCCATGTGAAGAAAGATTTCACGCTGGAAGGCAAGATAGTAAGGATACCCGATGTCGATTTTGGACCACTGGAGCAGCATGTAATGCCTTCCTGTAATGTACGTAGGGACGCCATGATTGTAAAACCAAACACCGTTACGCCTCCGCTCAAACTCCTTCTCGATGTAACCAGAAAACTTCCGACGGAACTCGGAAGGCTTCTCGTACCACTCATCCATACTTCGTAGCCTTTGCAGCTCCTCGGGCATAGGAATGCGTCTCCACATCTGCATAGCCTTTGGTTGGTCATGGAAGAGTATCTCAGATCGCTTTGGTTTTTTCGGGAGGACAACAAGAAGCCCATGGAGTTCAAGACTCTCACCCTTCGTACCGTTAGGGTCGATCTTAATCCCCTTATCTTCGTATCCATCGACGTCTACGAGTACAGACATCAATAGCTTCTTCCAAGGCCATCCATGCGGCCAAGGTTAGCCACCCCAGTCTTAGGGTTCTTCACCTCCATATACTTGCCACAGGGACACTTGATGTCGTGATAAGCGCCATCTTCACCAAATCGAATGGTGACACCGCTCTTGTTCTCTTCGTGCTTCTTCTCGCACTTGCAAATGTATTCAGCCATCTTGATTTAATTTGTACACCCGCAGGGACTCGAACCCCGAACCCTCGCCTTAGAAGGGCGATGCTCTATCCAGTTGAGCTACAGGTGCATTCTATTTAGTCTTCGTAGTGTATTCCGTCGTTGCCGTTACTCCCGATCACGTTCATCCTCTTGTTGTCCTGAGCTTCGGTATTTGCCCAGTCCTTCATGCGTTGGTGTTGCGATCCATGCAAGGTAGGCTTCAATACCTTGTTGGTTAATTGTGATGTGATCCCACCAATCATTTTGAGAATCGTTCCGCGAATCCCCCTGAGTAGTCTTTGTCTTCTTCGATTTGCCCATTCTCGTTGAGTTCTTTGAGCATTTGCTCTAACTTCTGACGTTCTATGATTAGCTCCTTGCAATCTACTGCGGTTTGTTTAATTGATTGCAACTCCGCTTTGCGAGCCGAGCCAGTGATCTCTGAATCCACTGGACGCTTGATCTCCTCAATCATGTTGTCAATGGCGATTGCCATGCTACCCATGAGTCGTTCAGATGCGTCTGCAGTGGTAAATTTACGAACTTTCCTCGACATACATCAGCTCATCTTGACGAATTCTGAAGTACAGCTTATCGTCGATTTCGATCTCGTAGTCACTCCCTTCTTTGTAGACAACCACGTCTCCTGGAGCGATATTCATCCAGTCAGTACGCTCGTTGTGCTCAATGAAGCGTGCCTTTTTTGTAGGCACCTTCTTGAGCTTGACCACCTCGATGCCGCTCACAACCTTATTGTCTTGGCTCTCCTCAATGGGCTCAAGCAGAAGCCAGCCTCCTAGGGTTTTGATCTCACCAGTCTTCTGTGACTTGTAAGCGATGGCTTGGTTGGCGAGGGTCTGTTCGTGGTCGTAACGAACCACGTACAACCCGTCGTTCTCTTCCAGGCCAAGATGCTGTCCTTTCTGAATTACAACGTGATGGTGGAAGTATAGGGTATCCCCCACTTCTACGCCTAGATCGTAACGCGCTGGCGTCGACACCACTTCACCACCAGTCACACGGTGTTGGAACTCGTTGTACTTCGAGTCGAGGTAGAGTTCAGTTCCGTCTCCGAGTTT